CCAGTACAAAGCGGCATCAAGCTTGTCGCCGTACAGTAATAACAGCCGTACACATTCGGCCGAGCAAATACAGCAAATTGTCACCAGCATCAAGGAGTTTGGGTTTACGAACCCCATCCTGATAGACCCCGACGACAACATCATCGCAGGCCACGGCCGGTTAGCAGCCGCCAAAACCATGAAGCTGGACGCGGTACCGTGCATTGTTTTGCACGGCCTGGACGACGCGCAGCGCCAAGCCTACGTGATTGCTGACAATCAACTGGCGCTAAACGCCGACTGGGACTTGGCTACACTGAAAGCCGAAGTGGAGCGACTTTGTGACCTAGACTTTAACACCGACCTGCTTGGCTTCGACGGTAAGTTTCTGGAGCAACTGCTAGAAACAACCGTTGACCCGCTAAAGATCATGGACGACCCGCAGGTAGACTTAGACGCGCCTACCGTCTCAAAGCTTGGTGACGTTTGGGTGCTAGGCGACCACCGTGTTATGTGTGGCGACTCAACATCGGTCGACGACGTGGCAAAGCTAATGGGTGGCAAGACCGCGTCGCTACTTCATGCCGACCCGCCATACGGTATGGGCAAGGCTAAAGACGGCGTGCTAAATGACAACCTATACAACGAAAAGCTGGATAGCTTCCAAATGGAGTGGTGGGCGACGTTTCGCACTTTCCTAGATGACAACGCAAGCGCATACATTTGGGGCAACGCGCCAGACCTTTGGCGTCTATGGTATGCCGGTGGCTTAGGTGACTCCGAAAACCTCATGGTGCGCAACGAAATCGTGTGGGACAAAAAAACCATCGCTGGTATGAAGTCCGACCTGTTGCACCAATACCCAGAAGCGACGGAGCGTTGTTTGTATATACAGATCGGCAACCAGTTCCTAGGCAACATAAACAGCGACGACTTCCCGGATGAATGGCAGCCGATACTTGACAACCTAAAGGCCAAAGCAGACGCCGCCGGTTTAACGCCGCGGCAAATAAAGGACATATGCGGCGTGTCTATGTACGGCCATTGGTTCAGCACCAGCCAGTTCACGCTGATACCGGAAAAGCATTACCAGACATTGCAGCAGGCATTCCCGACGCACTTCGACCAGCCGTGGCATGAATTAAAAACGCAATGGGATGGATCGCGCGGTATGTTGAATGCCGAATTTACAAAGGGGCGCAGCTACTTCGACAACGGCCACGACATTATGCGCGACGTTTGGGAGTTTGACCGGGTAGTAGGAGATGAGCGCCATGACCACGCAACGCCGAAGCCGGTCGCAATGATGCAGCGCGTCATGAAAAGTTCGCTGCCTTTGGGCGGCCTATGCGTCGAACCTTTCGGTGGTTCCGGTGCAACACTCATGGGGGCCGCGTCGTGTGGGCGCGTCTGTTATACTATGGAGCTACAGGAACGGTACGTCGACACCATAGTAAGACGGTGGCAGGAGTTTAGCGGCAAAGATGCGCTGTTAGAGTCTACTGGCGAGACGTTTGATGGGCTGGCGGAGCAAACGCATGACTGACGATATCGACAGCGGTGGTCGTCCTTCGATAGAATTGGACCAACAGCAGGTGCAGGAAGTGGAAACCCTTGCTGCTGTACTCACCCAGGACCAACTTGCCGACTACTTCGGCTTTTCCTCTCGAACCTTTCGCAACATGATGAAGCGGGACGAGAGGGTTTTTTCCGCTTATAAAAAGGGACGCGCCAAAGCCATCGGCCTGGTAAGCCAAAGCCTCCTGGCTAGTGCTACCCGAGGCAACACGACGGCGGCTATTTTCTACCTCAAAACACAAGCAGGATGGCGCGAGCAGGAAAGCGAAGCGCAAGACCTACCGCCGGTTGTTATCAATCTAACGACAGATGCAGCTGACCAAGCCGCAGGCTGACATATTCCGAGATCCCACACGCTTTCGCGTATGTGTCGCCGGTCGCCGCTTTGGTAAGACGTTCCTGTCTACCGCTGAAATCCTAAACAAAGCGCTCACTGCTAAAGACCAAAACGTGTGGTACGTGGCACCGACGTACAAGGCAGCCAAGGAGATCGCTTGGGATATGCTTATAACAGCGATCCCGCGCGAGTACATCCGCAAGACAAATGAAAGCGCGCTAACCATTCGGCTACTAAATAACAGCACGATCAGCCTCAAGGGAGCCGAAAAGCCGGACAACCTACGCGGCCGGGCGTTGGACTTTGTTGTCCTGGATGAGTTCGCTGATATGAGGCCGCAAGCCTGGTACGAAGTATTGAGACCCAGCCTTAGCGACAGGAACGGTGGCTGCCTGCTAATTGGCACGCCGAAAGGTCGCAACCACTTTTACGAGCTGTGGACCAAGGGCGTCGACGGGGATACTAATTGGTCGTCCTATCAGTACACGACACTAGACGGCGGCAACGTACCAGAAGAAGAAATCGCCGCCGCGTATGCTGACTTAGACGAGCGCACATTTAAGCAGGAGTACCAGGCAGCCTTCGTTAATTACACCGGCGTGATTTACTATTCTTTTAGCCGGGAGCAATCAGTAACACGCGCGCCCGAGCCAGGGTCACAAATACACATCGGCATGGACTTTAACCTGGACCCGATGTCGGCAGTCATTATGTCGCGAGCCGGTGACACGCTGTACGTTATGGACGAGATTGTCATGTACGGGAGCAACACGGACGAGATGGTCGACGAAATACGCCAAAGGTATGGCAACTTCGCGCCTAATGATATAATCGTGTATCCGGACCCAGCGAGTCGACAGCGCAAAACGTCGGCCGGTGGCCGGACTGACTTGTCGATCTTGCAAAATGCAGGCTTCGCGGTACGCGTTCGCAAAGCTCATGCGGCAGTTCGGGACAGGATAAACGCGGTGAATCGTTGCCTCCTTGCTAATGATGGGGCGCGGCGGTTGTTCGTGGACCCTAAGTGCAAAAAGGTGATCGCTTCATTGGAACGGCAAACGTACAAAGAAGGAACCAGCCAACCGGAAAAGGACGGCTACGACCACATGAATGACGCGCTGGGCTACGCGATCGAGTATCTATTCCCGATTAGAAAAGCGCACGACGCGCCAACGCCGCAAAGGTGGACGTAATGATTTATCAGGATATCGAGTACCAGCACCCCGATTACGAACAGCACATAAACCGCTGGGAGTTTTTTGTACGCTCTTACCTGGGCGGCGAAGACTTCGCGGAGGGTAGCTACCTTACGAAGTACCTCAACGAAGACAAAGACGCATACTCCAGGCGCAAGCAACTAACACCAATGGACAACCACTGCCGGAACGTCGTCCACGTTTATAGTTCGTTTTTGTGGCGCGTTGCGCCGACCCGCAACTATCAGCAGATGGCAGAAACTCCGGACCTGTTGGCATTCTTAAAAGACGCCAACCTTGACGGACAGTCGTTTGACTCATTTATGCGCGAGGCGCAAATCTGGTCTAGTGTCTACGGTCACGTGTGGATTATGCTCGACAAGCCACGAAGCAACGCCGGTACGCGTGCCGAAGAGTTAAACCAAGAGATACGTCCATACGTTACGCTGCTTACACCGGAAAACGTCTACGACTGGAAATACGAGCGGCAGCCAAACGGACGGCATGAGCTAACGTACCTCAAGGTTCGCGAGTCGGTAAACCGAATAGACGGCACCACCAACGAGTATTTCTTCCGATTGTGGACGCGCGACAATGTGAAGCTGATTCGGTACGTTGGCGACGAAGCAAGCGTGGTGGAGGACATTGACAACCCGTTAGGCAAAATACCGGCCGTGCATTTACCGGCCAACCGTTCGGTGGTTCGTGGTATTGGCATAAGCGACATAAGCGACATCGCATATATGCAAAAGGCCATCTACCAGGAGCTTTCAGAAATTGAACAGCTAATCCGAATCAGTAACCACCCGACCCTTGTTAAGACGTTCGACACGGACGCAAGCGCCGGAGCCGGTGCGATAATTAATGTAAGCGAAGACATGGACCCACAGCTTCGCCCGTATCAAATGCAACCGAGCGGCGCAAACCTGGATGCCATACGCGCGTCGATCAATGACAAGATCGAAGCAATCAACCGCATGGCGCACATGGGCGCAGTACGAGGAAGCGAGGCAGTAAAGGCAAGCGGAATTGCACTACAAACCGAGTTCCAAATGCTAAACAGCAAGCTATCCGAAAAAGCCGACATCTTGGAATTGGCCGAGGAGCAGCTTTGGCAGCTTTGGTGCCGGTGGCAGGGACACAACTTGCACGAAGTCGAAATCGATTATCCCGACTCGTTTGACTTGCGCGACTACGACAGCGAGCTTCGATTCCTACAGCAAACCAAAGCCAGTGGTGTTCGGTCTGCTACTTTGACGCGCGAAATTGACAAGCGCATTGCAGACTTAGTGCTGGACGATGAGGCACTAACGCAAGCGCATGAAGAGATAGACGGCAACACGACGGCCATAGGTGAATTTGCACGCGTGGCAGAATTGAGTCCACCGACAAATGGCGGTTGATACCGACCACGCTAAAGCTTTAGTAGCTGCGGCCGCGGTTAACGCGGAGCGCCTGGAGCGCATCTTCGAATTGCTAACCAGGCGGATGACGGCCTTTGTTATTGACGCGCCGCGGAATGCCGACGACTTGTTTGAGCTTGAATGGGCGGTAGCAAGCCGTGCTACCATCCAGCAAATCATGCGGGAAACGTACCTGGAGGGTATTGATGAAATTATCAGAGACTTTCAAGAAATTGCGGAACAAGCTGAAAGCATGGTGGGCGCGTATGCTCCCTTCGCGCAACTCAACGCCGAAGTCGTCCGGCAACTCCAACAAATCACCTTCAACGGCCTCGAAACCCTCGGCCAAGACTTCGCGAACAAAGTCGCCGACCAAATCTACCAAAACACGCTCACCACGCGGCCGTTCGAAGCCTCAGTCGAAATCATCCGACAAAGCGTAGATGCTGACCTAGCACGGTACGCGAGGGTTGCATTGCACGACGGGCTTATGGACTTTGACCGCTCTATCACCATGAACATGAGCTTAGAGGCAGGCGCGGAGCGGTTTAAGTATTTCGGTCCGGACGATGAAGTGACGCGGGAGCATTGCGACAAGTACGTCGGCAAAACCATGACGATAGACGAAATCAACGAAGCCTGGTCGGAATCCTGGTCAGGCAAAAGGGAAGGCAGCCCGTTTGTAGTGGCGGGAGGCTATAACTGCAGGCACCGGTTTCGGCCGGTATTTTAGGAGGGTGCTATGCCTTATCACGCAGGACACAAAAAGAAGAAGAAGAAAAAAGGCGGTAAATGATATAATTCAACCACTCGTAAGAGGAAACGCAACATGAGCGATGAAATCATGGAAGAAGCGGTCACTGAAACCGCGGCGGAAACGCCACAAGTTCAGGAAGCTAAGACGTTCACACAAGAGGAACTCGACCGAATAGTCGCCGACCGCATTGCGCGCACTAAGCGCCAATACGAAAAACGACTAGAAGGCATAGACCTCGACGAAGCTCGATCACTCTTACAACGACAGCAGGAAGCTGAAATTGAAGAGCAGAAAAAGCGAGGCGAGTACGAGAAACTTCTTAAAGAACAGGCTGATAGCTTCAAGGTAAGGGAAGCACAAAAAGACGCGCGACTCGAAAAGCTTTTGGTCGATGGAGCGTTGTTAGAAGCGGCAAGCAGTCTCGGTGCGGTTGAACCCGTACAGGTGAGTCGATTGTTACGCGATCAGGTCAAGCTGTCACAAGACGGCGACACAGCGGAGGTTTACGACGCTAATGGCCTGCCACGTTACGATGAGTCCGGCGAGCTACTTTCGGTTCAGCAGTTAGTCGGTGATTTCCTTTCCTCAAACCCGCACTTTGTGAAAGCTACCTCTGGTGGCGTCGGTTCACAGGGAGCGGTCGGAGGTTCCACGCCGAAACCTATGTCGGCGGTTGATATGGTCAACAACTACAGCGAAGGTGGGCGCGAAGCTTACCGCGCTATGATGTTGAAAAACAAAAACCGCTAACTTAGGAGACTTTAATCATGGCGGCTACTACTTCAACTACGTTAGACGATCTGTTCGCTAACATCATTCTCCAGGCACGTTTCACGGCCGAGGAGCAATCCCTAATGGCGGGTCTTATCACTCGCTACGACATTGGCAACCAAGCAGGCAAAACTATCCAGGTACCAAAGTACCCTGCGGTAGCAGCTGCGGCCTTGACTGAAGGCACGGATATGTCGTCATCAACTGTGTCAACAACTGGCGTGACAGTAAGCGTCTCAGAAGTTGGTGCACAGGTATTGCTGACTGACATGGCGGCGTTTGGCGCTGGCAACCCAGCACAAGAGCTAG